GTCCACTTTCACCTTACGGCTTCGCGATCAAGACCAAGCAGTTTCAGCGATACGACGCGAAACGCTGGCTCGGATTCTATGAGCGCGGCCTTCGTTACGTCCTTGCGATCAATAGGGCGGGCCACCACTTTCCCGAATTTTTCTCAGCCCTGATCCTGAGACGAATGCTGACCGACCGCGCCACCGGCTACGTCGATTTGCGAAGCCCCGCCGGCATCGGCCTCGGCGCACTAGTTTACAACTATGACGGTCGCGTCTTTGCCTCTGATGAGGGGCGGATGCTGGCCGAAATGGGCGACAACACATTTGAACTCGGCCATGTTGATATAGATTCATACCGCTCGTTGATTTTCTCCGACAAGCTCATCGGCCTTATCTCATCGTCGCTCACGCAGTGTGCACCCGAATGCTCAGATTGCGTGTTCGAGCCCCATTGCGGAGCTGATCCAGTCTATCACCATGCCACTCAGCGCGATCCTGTGGGAATAAAACCTCTCTCCGAATTCTGCGCACGGCAAAAGGGCGTGATGGGCTTATTGCTTGAAATTTTGGAGCGTGAGCCGGAAAACGCCACGATTCTTCGCCGCTGGGGAGGACTTTAATGTTGGCTCTTCACGGCACGGCGAGCGCAGCACACAGCTTTGATCCAGAGGGGCCACGCCGCGTCATGCGCTTGCGCTCGGCTGAAGGGCGTCCCGAACATAAGTTGGATGTAGCGCTAGTCCGCAGCGTGTCTGGAATCGAGGCCGCGACCTCCAATGGTTTTGGAGGTGCATTCCTGGTTAGCGACGAAAACTTCGATGGGCCTGTTGCAGAGAACGTGCCTTGGGTGATCCAAGCACCCACGAAATTCAGCTACCTTGCCGACGGGGATATTTTAGGCTTCCACCCGGGAAGCCGTAAATTCCGAGCGTTGTACCGGCGTTCATCCGCGCACAATTCCTTTTTGGTCACTGAGCGCTGCAACCACTATTGCTTGATGTGCTCACAGCCGCCGCGCGACTTGGATGACTCTTGGATATTGCGCGAAATCCGTGAAGCGCTGCCGCTTGTGAATAAACGTACCCCATCAATGGGATTTACTGGGGGCGAACCCCTACTAGATTGGCAAGAATTCCTGCAAACGTTGCGTGACTGCCGCGATCTGCTGCCCGAAACGACTATCCATGTGCTCAGCAACGGTCGTGCATTCGCTTCAACTGAGATTGTGATGGCTTGGGCCGATGTGCGCCATCCCTCGCTGACGGTTGGTATCCCTATTTATTCAGCCGTAGACACCATCCACGATTATGTCGTGCAGGCTAAGGGTGCCTTCGACGAGACGGTTCTGGGAATATTGAAATTAAAAGACCAGAGGCAGCGGGTGGAAGTCCGCGTGGTGCTGCATGCGATCACGGCGCCGAGAATTGTCGCGACCTGTCGCTGGCTCGCGCGTAATCTGCCGTTCGTGGATCACGTGGCACTAATGGGTCTTGAGAATACCGGCTTCGCAATTGCGAATGATGAGATTCTGTGGATTGATCCGATGGACTATCAGGATCAGCTTGCTGAAGCAGTAGATGTCTTGGCCGCAAGCAAAGTTCCTGTGTCCGTTTACAATCTTCCGCTATGTGTCCTCAATAGGACGGTGTGGCCATATGCCCAGCGCTCTATTTCAGATTGGAAAAACGATTTTGTTGCAGAGTGCGACCGTTGCGATGAAAAGTCGCGATGTAGCGGCTTCTTCACCACCGGTCGGCCACGTTACAGCCGTGGCATTAAGGCCATCAATTAGTTTGTCCTGAGCGTCAAGCCAGAGTTGTCCGACGCATCCCATAATGGACGTTAGGCGAGAGCGGTTTTCGCGCGCTGATCGGTCCAACTGAGCGGAATGTCCTTTTTGAAATCCGCTAAGCTCAAGCTCTTAGGTTGCTCGCCGGCCAGGATCGCGACCGTTATGTCCGGCGCTAGAAACGCCAACCGGATTCCGCTGCGTATGATCTTCGGGTGTACGCTGACTGCTTTTCCGAGCGCTTCGATCGAGTCGTAGGTGCCACTTGTTAGTGAGCGGACCCATGCATGTGCGCGCGCGACAGCCTGGACAAGTTGCGGATTGGGAGCGGATGAGTGCTCTGCGTTCGCGTCGTCGATAGCCACCGATTGTTTCGTCGTGCATGACCAAGGGCTTACGATCGGTGCCGTCTGCGATTTCAAGATCAACTTGAGATCTGTGTTCGATAGAACCACGCGATCGATGTGCTTGCCTATAAGCGCGCGCGGATCGACGTCGCTACGGTCTTCGTCGGCAACCTCGGGCACGCTTTGAAGTGCTTTTATGACTTGCGCTTCAATCTCGGCGGCAGAGACACGGGCGATTGAGCCGGCTTCTACTTTGCGACCTTTCAGGATCGCGGCGCTGATGTAAAACGGGTACCGCACGCCATTCTTGTTGGTGTAGCTCGGGCTCATCCGATTGCCGCGGTCATCGAACAAAACTCCGGATAGCAACGCTTCGTTGTTATGCCTCTGATTCGTTCGAACGACGCTGTTGGCTTTGAGCAATTCTTGAACTTGGTCGAAGAGTCTCTGCTCGATAATCGGTTCATGCTCACCTTCGAACCAAGATCCGTTGTGGCCGGTCTCACCGAGATAAGTCCGATTCTTGAGTAGATAGGCCAGTGGGCCGTATGTGAAAGGAACGCCTCCCTTGATCTTGTTGCCGGGCAATCTCGTTTTCGTAATAATGCCCTTTTCATCGAGTTCGCTGATCAGGGCCTGGAATGACTTCAGCACGAGGTAACGGCTGAAGACCATTCTGACGGTCTTCGCTTCGTCTTCATTGATGACCAGCTTCTTGTCGACGCTGTCATATCCAAGCGGCACGCTGCCGCCGGTCCATTTTCCTTTCTTGCGCGAGGCAGCGACCTTGTCGCGGACGCGCTCGGAGGACAGCTCACGCTCGAACTGGGCGAAGGACAGGAGGACATTCAGCGTCAGGCGCCCCATCGAGGTCGTTGTGTTGAATTGCTGCGTGACAGCCACGAACGACACCGATTTTGCGTCAAAGATCTCTACGAGCTTGGCGAAATCGGCGAGCGAACGGGTGAGGCGGTCGATCTTGTAGACCACGATCACATCGACCAGCCCTGATTCAATGTCCGCGAGTAAGCGTTTCAGGGCAGGGCGCTCCATGTTCCCGCCCGAGAACGCGGGATCATCGTACTTGCGAGCCGAGGTCTGCCAGCCCTGCGAGGCCTGAGACTTTATATATGCCTCGCAAGCCTCTCGTTGCGCGTCGAGTGAATTGAATTCCAATTCCAAGCCGTGCTCTGTCGATTTGCGAGTGTAGATCGCGCAACGAAAAGTCTTGTCTAATTTCGATTTCATGATGCCGCACCCTTGTCGTTGCGCAGCCCAAAAAAGCGCGGACCGTTCCAGCGAGCACCGGTAATCAGCCGGGCGACCTCAGACAGGCTGGAATAAGGTCTGCCCTCAAATGCAAAACCTTCCTTGAGCACGACGATGCGGTGTGTTTTCCCCTTCCACTCTCGGACCAGGATTGCGCCGGGCTTGATTCGTCGCGGCATGACGATCTTTCCGTTGCTCTTGACACTCTGGGCGACGAGCTGGTTGAGCAGTTTGCGGGTCGCAGGTGGTAATCCGCCGTGGGCATCCTCTTGAATCTTTTGCGCCAGAGAACGCCGCAGCAGGTCTGGGCCGAAGGCCTTTGGCGGTTCCGATTTGAATGTGGTGCGCCAACGCATGCGAAGTTCGGCGATCGGCATGGCCGACAGGCGTTGCACCTCAAGCTCGACCATATCGTTCGTTGTTGTCGGCATGCGCAGTTGCCGCACACACGCTCGAATTGGCGTTGAAGTCGAGGGGAATGAGAGCAATCTTATTGCTCTCGGGAGGCCGGCAATAAAGGCCTAAATCGCCGACTTCCGCATGATCTGTCGCAAGAGTCGGACGGGATCCGTGCCGATTGCGCGGGCAATCGCAAGAAACTCCACGACGTCCAGCCGACGCTCGCCGCCTTCATATTTGGCGACAAAAGATTGCGGGCGTTTCAGCCGCTTTGCCAGAACTTCCTGGCTAATGCCGGCCTTGCGCCGGGCACTAGCCAAAAGCTCGCACAGAAGGCGATTTTCCGGTTGATGGAGGGATTTAACGAGACCGCGGGTCCGGGAGGCCATAAGGCCGCGGAATCTGATCCCGGAATCGGATTATCCCATAATGGGATTGAACATGCCTGATTGGAGCAGGAATCAACAATGGGCTACGTGACTATCCCAAAATAGGATAATATCGACTCCAATGCTGACTTTTATGGGGTCGTAGAATGGTGAGGTTGCTCAAGTTAATTTTGCAGGGCCTAGCGTGGATGACGGGGCTGATTGCAGCGATCGCCATCGTGATCGTAATTCATAAGAATGCCGAACACGAAACGGCAATGGCCCAAACCCAAGCCGCGGCACCCGCTCCGGTGCCACCCTCGTCAGTCGCCCCGCGTCGTGACAATGACAAAGTGCATTATGATCCGATGGAGCAGGTGAAGCTCAGGATCATGGAGGCGGTCATCCAGCGCACTCGGAGTTGCTTGCGACTAGTTCAGGGTGGATTGCTTCATCAAGGCCTGAGAAATCGCAAGGAACTCCTCGAGAAATCGGCTGCCACATGCAGGAACAATGCAATCGCCGGGTTGCCCGCTGATCTCCAGCAAATCAATCTAGCGGGGCTACCTTTGCTTGCTGAACAAGAACTCGAAATGGTTCTGAGATATGGACCGTTTCCGGGCGATATCCAAACGATCCGCCCCTAAAGCACTTATGCCTTCTTGGTAACTTACCAGTAGTGAGTGCGGCGCCGGCCGGGGCCAAACGCTCGAACCCACGTGTCGACTACCGAATAGTTCTTCAGATGATCAAGCGCCTGAGTCGTCGAATCCACTTGGTCAGCGAATCTCGTTCCAGGAAACCCGGTGATTTCGGTGACGTAGTCGCCGAGCCAGGATGCTTGCTTCGGTAAGAAAACAAAGCCATTTTCGAACATGGCGCTCTGCGCATGCAGGCGCATGATTTTGTCTGTGCCGGTGGGCGGAACGTATTCTTTGACGCCAATCACGCCATCGGACTTCAAATCTTGGATAAGCTGAGTGCCCGACGCCTTATCCTCGATCAGGATGGTCGTAGGCTTGTAAAGTTGAGCCAGGTCTTGGACTGCTCTCTTGAGATTGGGATAGTTCAGTCGCTTGCGAGAGACATGCAAAAGATAACAGCGCTTGTCCTTGTAACCCCATGTCGTGCAGACGCTAAAGTCATGCAAGTCTGTCGTCTTGTTGGCTGTATCCCAGCTCTGAATGATTGTGCTGAATTTCGCGGGCTGTTCGCCAGGCTCATAATATCGTAGCCAATCGGTCTTGATGATTGCGCCGCCGCGCGGGATTGGAGTTTGCTGGTATTGGCTCGCGAAATTATATTCGCCCATTGTCTGACGCATCTTTCGCAGCGTCTCCAACGGTTCCCGTTCCGGATGCAAGGCTTCGCCCGCACGACGGTCGAATCGACGATACCCAAAAGGTGTTTCGATCAGGAAGGTCTCGTCGTGTTCGGCGATTGCGGGAAACGAGATCAACTCCCAGTCTTCTTGCTCAAGGACGTGGCCGACAAGATCATCCTGGTGCAATCGTTGCATGACGATGATGATGCAGCCCTTGGCCTTGTCATTGAGCCTGCTGACCAAGGAATGGTCGAACCACTCGTTAGCATTGCCCCTCCGTGATTCGGATAGCGCTTCATCTGGCTTAATGGGGTCGTCAATAATAATGAAGTCGGCGCCACGGCCAGTTAGCACGCCACCCACTGAGGTCGCCAAACGCGTGCCGAGTTCAGTGGTCGAGAAGTCATTGATGGCAATGCGTTCAGACAAGCGGGTTGCAAACAAAGCCTGATACCAAGGTGTCTGCATCACGTTGCGGCAGTCCCGTGCCAGCTTTTCGGCGAGGTCCTGACCGTAGCTCGCGCAAATAATGTGGGCGGCAGGATTGTGCCCGAGTAGCCAGGCCGGCAGCGCCACCGACGCGCAGTGAGATTTCAGGTTGCGCGGCGGTAACGTGATCGCGAGCCGTTTGATCTTTCCTCGTCGGCAAAGCTCGAGCTTTTCGGCGATCAGCTCAATGTGAGGTCCGGACACGAACGAATTTTGCGGGTTCGTCTCATAGAACGATCGCTCGATGAAACTCATAAAATCGCGCCGCAAGATGAAGCGGTATTCCGCAGGAGAAAGAATCACGGTGCGCCCGTGGTTGAGTGGCCAGGTGGGTCTTCATTTGGCGGGCTGCTTTCCGTCGCCCGGATTCGAGCCACGATATTCGCCATCACGAGTTCATCTTCAGCGGTCGAGAAAACATCGAGCGACGAAGCGCTTGGTGAGTCATTACTTTCAAGGCGAAGGAGGGTGTTTATAATTGCGATGACGGCCTTTATGTCTCCCTTTGCAGCTGCATTGGCCAGTTGCTTGAAGGACGCGCGAAGCTTGGACACCCTCTTGGACGCGCCGTTTTCGGTAATCGGAACGGTGGCATCGAGTTCTTCCTTCAAGATGGTTGCTGTATTTTTTGATCCTTTTCGACGCCCCGCTTTATTGCCGCTTTGTCCCTTCTTGAACTGTGTTGTTCGCGGTGGTTTCTTGTAGCCGATTTTGTAAGTGGGTTTCTTGGACATTGTGGTCACCGCCGTGTGCCGAGGTTGTCGAAGCGTTTACCGGTGACGGCGTGAATGGCGTGGTCCCCGCAATATTTCTGCCAGCGCCGGATCGTGGCATCGACATACAGAGGATCGATATCCATCCCGTAGCAGACACGGCCAACCCGTTCGGCCGCGCACAGGGTTGAACCAATGCCGATGAAGGGATCGAGGACGATATCTCCCCGCGCTGAGCAGTCGAGGAGGGCATCTGCGATAAGGGTGACCGGCTTTACGGTTGGGTGGAGTGCGGCGAGGTTGCCTTCCTCGCCGTTGCGGCCAAAACTCGTGCTCCCCGCGTACTCCCAGACGTTGGACCGAGAGCGGCCGTGTCGTCCGAGTTCAACATTGTTGCGATGCTTGCCGTGTCCGTTCTTGTAGACGAAAATGAGCTCGTGCCGGCTGCGATAAAGCGACCCCATTCCCCCGTTGTTCTTGACCCAGATGCAGAGGTTCTTGAGTTCGCCAAAGACATCACGGCCGGCATTGAGGATTTCAATCTGGTGCCTCCAGTCCATGAAATAGTAATGCAATGAGCCGTTGACGCTGTTTCGCTTGGTATGGGCAAACGTCGTCGACAAGAAGTCGGTAAACCGGTCAGATTTCATCTCGCCGGCGGCCATAGCGAATTCGCGATGCCGAGTTTTACCCTTACCGGTCGCGTGGCCGTCGATTTTCACATTGTAGGGCGGGTCCGAGAACACGACGTGCGCGAGTTGTTTGCGCATCAGCATGTCATAGGAGTTACGCTCCAAAGCGTTGCCGCAATAAACGCGATGCCTCCCCAGGCGCCATAGGTCGCCGGATTTGCTGACGGGGTCAGTATCAATGACGTCGATTTCGTCGGCAGGGTCGGGGGCGATCGGCGGAGTTGTCGACAGACCTTCGATTTTTAGGTCGATTTCGGCGACGGAAAATCCGGTGACTTCTAGGCTAAAATCAATCTCAGCGATTGACAGATCGCGCAGCGTAGTCGCGAGGAGCTGCTGATCCCAAGTGGCGATTTCCGAAAGCCTGTTCTCGGCGATCGAGAAGGCGCGGAATTGCTCATCGGTGAGGTCGGTCAGCCGAATGACTGGAACCTCGGTCATGCCGATCGTTTTGGCCGCCATTATCCGCGCATGGCCGGCGCGGATCAAACTGGCTTGATCGATGACGACCGGAACGATGAATCCCAGAGTTTTGATGCTCTGGGCCAATAATTTGATCTGACGGTTGCTGTGTTTTTTCGGATTGCGCGGATCGAGTTTGAGCGCGGCAATCTTGAACCATTCGATCAGCAGCTTGTGGCGTTTCTTGTTCATCTCGTGCTCCTGCAGACTCAGTTGAGTGGCAGGGCAGGGTGACTGTCGTGGATGCGCTAGCCCGGCTAGCGTGACGTTCTTGCCGACCAAAAAGCACAGACGGCAACAGCCGGCCGCGCGAGAACGGTGAGAGCGTTCTCGACGGCGCGCTAAAGTAGCCGGCTTAGTTGCTAGACCGCTGTTCCGCCTAGCGAATGGTCGTGTGCTCAGGTGTTGGTTGCGTCGTCTGTGTTCCCCGTTGGTTGATCGGGGAAGGTTAGCGCGCTGGCAGCTACTAACCCGGTTGCCGTGAGCTCTTTTTGATCTCCGACACCAAATTGTAGAACCGCGCGCGGCGAATGGTCTTCACGCCATGGTGGGTAGTGTATTCATAGAAATCTTTGCGCGGATCGGCGGTGTGTTGAATTTCCTTAGGTGAAAGCACGCGATCGTCCAATTCGGAGAAAAAATGCCGCCATAGCTCACCCGGACTATCGTCTTTCCGCTCTGGCCGTGCGACTAGCGAGGCGACAATTCTCTTCAGCGTCTCTCCGTCCTCAGAAACCTTCCCCCGCGGCTTTTGTGATTTTTGTCTCTGCGCTTCTTTAAAGCGCAAGGCGTTCTGAGCCAGTTGGATCATGATGAAATCGTTGACGACTGCCCAAAGCTCCCTTGAGGTATTTGGATCGAACAATGTCTGATCATTTAAGTATTTCAGCGCGCAATAGGGCGTGACGTAAGAAATAGCCTCGAGGGGCATGCCTTCAAAGAAGGTGGTTGACCATTGTTCGACCGGTCGATCGTTATTCTTGGACCAGAAATGAAGATCACACAGTTGTTGCTCAGTTAATCCCATTCCCACCAGAGTCTGAGTGAAATCTTCAAGCAGTCGTTGCTCGGGAAATCGTGCGTCTGTTTCCATGATGGACCTGCGTATTCAGCCGTTAATCCCGCCAAAGCTCATATACCATTTCCCCGAGTCGTTTAACTCGGAGGTCATTGTAGCGGTAAAGTTTAACAAAATACGTTT